AGTTTGGTAACCTTTGACTAGAGTAAAGGTTACATTGTTTACGGGTTGATTGCGATAACTACCATTTTTTACAAGAATTGTAGACATTTTTTAGCTCCTTAACTATGTTGTTAATATGTGTATATTATAAACTGAATGGCATTAATGGTCAACCTTAATTGGCCATCAGTGTGATCTGCACTTCGTGCCCTTCGTAAGTGATGTTGACACCCACCGGGCGTGCCTCGCCTGTGTTAGGACTGTGGCGACGAATGTAAGCCAATTTTTCTACTGCAAGACGCAGAGCTTTGCTATGGCTTTCTGTGGCCATTTTTGTATACAAATCGTTTATGGTGCCGTACATACCAAAACCGTTGATAATAAAACGGATTCGAGTGCTGTTACTAAAACCTGATACGTGACGCATTTTGGGCTCCTTTTTAGTTTCTATACAAGTATTATAGCAAATGGACCATTTTGGGTCAACCTAAATCCGCACTGTTTTTATGCTTGGGTTGACGCTGATAGCGGGTTTTTGGCTCAACTTGTTTGGGCTTAAACGGGGTATTGCAGGAAAACAACACCCAGTGAGCGCGAGTTTTGCGGACTTTTTGCGTAACTTTCATAATATCATAATTGTAGCAAATGAGTCATTATGAGTCAACCATAAAAAACCCTACAAAATGTAGGGTTTTTAGTGAGTCAGTTACACTGCAATTTAGTCATCAAATAATCCAATGGTAGCAATAGTAAGATCATGTTCCAGTGTTGATCCAGGATTTACTGTATAATGCCATGTTCCTTTTCCTAACAGTCGGTCAGCCGTTTGTTTGGATCCGTCGATGGCCACATTGGTCCTAGGATCTTTTACTCCTTCGCTATCTTCGTCGGCAACATCTACATAATCATCTGGACCGGTACTAAACGTAATTGGTCCCATGTCCAATTCGGTATAATTTGCCACAATCTGTCCAAATTCTACCGGGCTGCCGTTTACAGAAATTAACATGTGTCTAGTGCCAATAAATTCCATTGGAACTTCGAATCCAAACAACACCGGCGATGTCTGCTCGCCTTCATTATCTTTGGTCTTTTCTTCCAATTTAACAAGGCCAGAAAATACTGTAATCCCGTCCAACTTTGCGAGTATTTCGGCTGTCTCGGAACCCCACCCTAATACTTTTACAGTTCTATTTGACATGTCTTTTTCTCCTGATTAAATCTATTTATCAGCAGTTATTTACGTTCAATATCTTCTTCAACGCAGTTGTCACCGTACTGTATTTCTACAATTTTCAGTGGCTGGTCAGTCTCGTTGCACAGCTGATGCCATTCGTTACGGTCAATGTGTATGTGAGTATGTGGACCAAATGTGCCCAACAACTCTGCATCACTTTTTCTATTTATGCTATAAACTGTAGCAGTACCATGAGCCACATGCCAGTGTTCGGCACGATCACGGTGACGTTGCATACTGAGTCGTTGTCCAGGCATGACTGTGAGCTCTTTAATTTTAGTTCCTAGCACTTCGTGTAATACACGATAGTATCCCCAAGTGCGTTCTGTTTTAGGAGATTTCCATTCTTCTAGTATCCAACTACTGCTGTTGGCTTTGTCTTCTCCACCTACTCCAAACGCAAAACTTAAACGTGGATCTTGTATCTGCATTTCGGGTATGTTATCTTGAGTTCGATCACCACCGTTGGCAAATACGATTTCATCGTCAGGAAATAGTGTCAATGTTTCTCGAATAAAGGTAGTGCAACTGTTGTCAGTATCATCGGCAACTAACACAGTCATATCAACTACACCAAGTTCTCTAATGATTTGATCCCGTTCCCATATGGGCATAAATGCACGGCCCTTTTTACGTGTGAGCCACTCATCGCTGTTGATACCCACAATCAACATATCTCCTAATTTGCGAGCCGCCTTGAAGTAAGCAATGTGACCTGAATGAAGCGGGTCAAACCCACCGGTAACCAATACTATTGTTTTCATATTTGTATTTAAACCGTCAAACAGCCATGCTTAATAAACTGTGATCAATCCAGGGAACAATCAAATCTTGCTGTCTAAGAGCACTGTGAGCATAGATGCTTTTTGCAGCAGATGGCGGCAAAAGATTTTGCTCGGCCAGTGTATGCCACGTGATATTGCGTGGATTTTGAGGAGCCTGAGCACTTTTATAAACCACTGCATGTATCCATGGTTCGGTTGGCATTTGTTTAAAAAATCCAGCTCCGCAATCCCATCCAGCTGTGGCCAACATATACATGAGACTGACCATAGTATGATGATAGTAATATCCGTTGGGCAACGCATAAGCAAGTTGTCGCCGATGTATCTGTTGAGTCACTGGCACAGTCAGTGACAGCATGCCACCCGGGCTGGCAATATGCCACCAATTGCTAAGAGTTTGTATTGGGTTTATGGCATACTGAAATGCATCGTGACACCACAGCACATCAAATCCGCCGTCTGGCGCAATGATTGTGTCTTCAAAATTGCCCTGTTGATATGAGATATTTTCATGTTGATCGACCACCAGTGGATTTCCACCCAGATCAATGCCGTGACATTTGATGTTCAACGGTTGAGGACTGTCATCGCGAGTGGTTCGTGAGGCCCACCAGACCAAATCGTCTCCGGGTCCACAGCCAAGATCAATCATGTTGCGTATACTCAGCATGAAATCATCATACTCGTACAGTTGATTTAAGGTTTCAAGACTGTGTTGATGGCTGTCGCCAGGGTGTGCAAATGTCATACTTGAACATCCTCCATACCGGCTGCTCGCAATCTTACAATGTGCCCAAGCATAAAATTTTTACTTTCCATTCCTTTAAGAATACCCAAATATCTATTACGTAGCAATGCAACTTCGTTGATTAGAGTTTCAAATTCGATGACTTCATCTTCACCATCTACATACTTTTCAGCATCGCGACTGGTCAAGGCTCTAGCATAACCTTCTAGATATTTTTGAAAATGTCTACGACGTATTTTGCGTAGTTGTATGTTGAGATAATTTAGCACCGCCTCAACTTCTTGCAACTGGTTGAATCTATGTTCTGTGAGGCCTGGCAAAGCTGTAATATTTTTTTCAACAAGTCCACCAACTCGGCAGTCGCGTTTGGCTTCGTCGAGTTCGTGTTCGTAATGTGTGATAAAATCTGGGATATTGCCTAGATCAGCCACAACTTTACTATACCACATTAGTTTTCCCAGTCTTCTTCGTCTTCTTCGTCTTCTTCCTCATTATCTTCTTCGTCTTCTTCCTCGTCCTCATGATCTTCAATGTAACTGGCTAAGGCTTTTTTAATGTCACTATCGCTTTTGAATACCGATTTAATTTCGTCGGCACTTACGTCGTTGTCGATTAACACAGATATCAGCGTTTCAGCAGCTTCGTCACGATCTACCACATTAACATAACGTTTGAGCTCGTCCCAAATTTCTTTACTTAATTCTACACTCATGTTTATTCCTCCGTGGTATCATCATCAACACTTGATTCAGCAGTTTCAACAGCATGTTTACCAAACTCTGAAATAATTTTATCTAAGCATCCGTCATCGTTGGCTTCCCACTTCTTACGGAATTGTTTGATAATTTCGCCATCCAATGTGGTATAAACCAAACTGTTGCCTTCTTTCTTTAGCAGACCTTTTTTCTCAGCCAAGTCCACCATACCTGAGTAAGGACTCATACCTGTGGCATAAGGAATTTTAACCTGCACACCTTCAAACGGCTTGGCATAGCGTGTTTTCATGATCTTGCATCCGGCACGGATTCCGTTTACTTCACTTACCTTGTTGCCATCTTCATCTTCTTTGAGTTTCATCTTTTTCATAGCAACTACAATACTGGATGCGTAGATAAAACCTTGACCACCTGAAATCTTGTCATCTGGATCAAACATGTCTTGACTGGCATAGGTATGATTCGTACAAACCATTCCAACATTGTAACTACCGAACATGTTGACACAGTTACGTACCAAGGCGGTCAGTGCTTTAGGTTTACGACCCATGTCGCCTTTGAGGTCGCCTGCTTCAAATTGATTCATGTCGGTCGGGGTCAACAACATACCAAGCGAGTCAATCACAAACAATACCTTCATACGGTCTCCGTCAGGCAGGGCTTTGTAGTCAATCATGAATGTGGAGATCGTTTTGGCCACATCATCAATCATGGCCATGTTGAGTTTGAGCAACTTTTCTGGACTGGTGTCTACTCCAAGTGCGTGTAACCACTTTTCATCCAGTGCGTTTTCTGTATCAACCAGTATGGGAAAAATACCTTGCTCTTGTGCGTGTCGAACAATGTTGCCTGAACAGATATAACTTTTACCTGCACCGGATTCTCCAGCAAACACTGTGACCTTGCCCAGTGGAATACCTTTGTTAAAATCGCCCGAGATCAGATAGTTCAAGGCAAAGTTGCCTGTTGAAATCCAATCAGTTGGATCGTTAAATCCAATACTAAGACCATCGATGCTCTTAGTGATGTCCTTGCGGAACTTGCTGATATCAAATGGTTTTGCCATGATTACTTTCCTTCTTTAAATTTGTATAATTCTGTAAAAACTTCACTGCTGTCTACTCCACGCCTCAGATCCATTGCGGCTAATTGTTCAAAAGAATTTGTCAAATTCTTTTCAATCGGTTGTTCTATATAGTGTAACATATTTCGATAACTGTCTTCAAGCAGGTATCCAGTATTTTCGTCAATCTTAGATTGTAGTTTTAACTTTAACGAGTTTAACACAGTTTCTGGCAAATGTCTAATATTTAGGTAATCAGGAGTTAACAGTGCCCCAATAACAAAACTGTTGTTGTGAAATCCTAACCCTTTTAAATAATCTACATAGTCAAATACACTATCGTAGTTTAAAAGAAACCATAACATATTAAAACTTATTTTATGATCAAATTTCCTGATGGTATTTAAATTATCTAAAAAATCTTGCCACTGGCCGCCAAACCGTATGTATTCAAATTCATCTTCTTTGGTTTCTGCACTTATTGTCCAATGGACATTTTTGAATTGGCATACAGCATCAAACACCCCAGTTCCAACTTTGCTGAGATTGGTGTTTATCCTAAGATTGACGTCTGGGTTTAATTTTTTCAGCAGTTTTAAATTTTCCTTCATCAACAAGGGTTCACCTCCGGCCAAATACACATGTTTGAGATTGCCAGCATGTTGATAAATGTAGTCGCTAAAATCGGCTTGCTGTTGTTCGGTTGGCTGTGATATTTTTTTGTCCAATTCATCAGCCCAGCGACTGCTGAACTCAGGGCTACAATATACACAAGCAAGATTACACAAATTGGTCCATCGCACATCAATGGTTTGCAAATCAAAATTATTGGGTTGATAAGTATCCAATGATGTTCGTTTAAATTCTCGTATGTAGAAAATTCTATCACTGATGATATCAAACCCTTCTTTACCATGCTCTAAATTGTAGCAAGTGTGGCATCCTGCAGCCGGTTGGTTGTTGATTATGTTGGTTTGTTTAGTGACATTGGCTGGGCCTAACAGTATTTCTTCAACGGTATTGTCCTTGATGTTGCCTAATTCACTGGCGCTTCGGATACAATTTTTTACTCGGCCATCAACATTATACATCAACCCGGTCCACGGCATAGGACAAAAGTGCTTGTTGGTCAAGACGTCCTTGGGTGTCATACTGGTCCTAGTGATATGTCAGGAATTCGCAAGTCATTGGCTTCGGCTATACGCAGTATCGACATCAACACCGTGGCCCAGTTATCAACATCGGCTGCAGGTGGCACTGTTTTGTCAGGGCTGGTGGCAATGTTGCCAGGACGCACTATGACGACCTTTACTCCGAGTCGACGATGTCGTATTTGACGCACAGCTTCTTCTAATGTGATCTTTTGCAAACGATAATGATCCATGTCCAGTCCGGTCAACGAAGATACTGGCTCTTGGGTCATCATGGTCGAGATTACAATAATCTGTTTACCAGTGCCTTGCCAGCGTTGTGCCATTTCAAACAACAATTCGGTCTGTGCATATCCAGCTTGTGCATTGTTGACAAACACATCACACGGTTCAATTTGATCACAGATTTTAAGAGTGTTACGAATGTTGTTACCATCTCTTTGGCTGAGTCCTACAACATCATGTCCGGCTATTTGATACTGCCGGGCAAGAGCTTGCCCAATGCCTGCGGTGTGTCCAGTGATTGCTATTTTCATGCCAGGCCTCTCAGCTGTTTTTGTTTTGCTATATATGCATCTCTAGCAACATGGTCAGTATTATCTACACTCAGTTCAAAGGGTGTTTTCAAATAGGCGTAACTATGATCAATACTGTGCTCTAGAGCAAATTTCTGAATGTTGGGCAAGTCATCGACATTTAATACACTGACTGTTGTCCACAAATTCAATTGAACTGGCATTGTTTTGTAGATCATTAGATTGCGATAAAAATCCTGCCAGGGTATAGGCCATCGCACAAAGTCATGCACTGAGCCAATACCGTCACAACTCACTGTCACAGTGACTTCGATACCACTGTTGGCAATGTCTGTCATTTCAGCTAATACTGTGCTACAATTGGTATTGAGTCTGAGTGTTTTTAAATTGGGTGGTAGGTTTTTCAACAGTCGCTTGTAGTTTTTGCTGTAACTGGGTTCACCACCATTGATATCTAGATGCACAATTCGTTCTTGTGGTAGTCGCCAGAATTGTTCTGTGTTGTTGATGATCGGAAAGCCAGGGCCTGTTAGGCTGCCTATTCTACTGCTGAGATTTTGATTGCAAGTTTGACAAGCGGCATTGCATAGGTTATCCAACACTCCACCAACCTGTAGGTAATCTGGCTGTGCGGTTTTGCTGTGTAACTCTGTTGCATACGCTCGTATACTGTTGGGTTCAGTTTCTTTGCATCGAATACACTCATCTGGCCATTGGTCGTTACTCATCAAATATTTGGTATTGATCGACCATTCACTGGATTCCATCGCCTCAAGCGTGGCAAATTCTGGTGCGTTGACCATGTGACCACAACGACTCACTGTGCCGTTGGAATTAAAACGAACAAAATGATCTAGTCTAGGACAATACATAGGTTGGATTTAAAATTTGCTGTGCATACTCAATCACATACTCATAGGCAGCGGGATCAGCCGTTTTTATTTTTTGCAATAATTCTTGCCAGGTCAAAGACTGGCCAATGCAATCAAATATTACAGCATCAATACGCTGATACATGTGGTTGTTTTTTACCGACAAAATTTTTTCTACCAATGCCTGATCAGCCGGTTGAACACCCTCGGGTTTCATATCTTTTCCTGTAAGTTCTCCAATAGCCGACATTGGCAACAAGTTTAACCTTGCATTTGGATGCAAATATCTTGCTAAACTTAACAGCCAAATAAATTGTGAAGCATAATGTCGATTCAATGCTATGTAATTTAAGGCAAACCATTCTATAGTGGCCGGGTCAAGCGCCGGATTATCTCTCACGGTATGTTGTATAAATGTGTTGATCCCAGAAATCAATCTATCTTCGGGTTTTCTTATGATTACATCAATCGTGCTGATTTGTTGAATCTGTTGATTGATTCGTATTGTCCAGTTGTTGTTTTTTTGTGGCGTAAAGAAACTGCTATGTCCATTTTTAAAAATAACATAGACATACCGCTGCGAGGGTACGACTTCAATTACCTCGCAGCGGTCTGGAAACAAAACGCGATCTAAATGCGATAGCATTTGTTACGCTTTTTGACGGGCCCTAATCATTGCAAGAATGTCTTGTGCTTTGTCGCTAGATGCAGGCTTGGTCGCTACCGGTGCTGTTGCCACAGCTGGTTCGTCATCAAAGTCACTTGATGCTGCAGGTGCCGGTACTGACTTGGCCGCTGGTGTTGGTGTGTCTTCATCTGCAGCCGGTGCTGGTGCGGCACTGCCGGCTGGAGCATTAACGCCTGCTGGACGGAAATATTGACCCCAACGTTCGGTATCGTAACTCTGACCATCAACTGAAGCTTCAAACATTTCTTTGATGACCTTGAGTTCAACTTCGCCTGGCTTCTTGGGCATGAATGTGCTCAAGTCAAACAGACCAAATTTCTCAACAGCCGCTTGTTCGGCTTCGGTCAATGCTGATTCTTTACGAGCCCACTTGCTACCATTGTAGTCAGCAAAGCCGCCTTTTGATCCTTTGCTGATGCGGAAATCCAGGCCACGCAGGTAGTCGGTTGGCAATTCTTCCAACTCTGGATCCATCAATGCACCTTTGATAGTGGTAAAGATTTGTGGACCAATGATGAATCGGCGAATTGGATTCTCTGGAGTCTTGTCGTCGCCTAGTGGATTCTCACGCACAAAGCCTTGGAAAATGTATGAACGTTTTTTCCAATACTTACGACCCATTTCTTCTAGACTTTTATCTTTGAACCAGGTGCGAACTTCTGTCAGCACTGGACAAGTTTCTTGCCACATTTCCACGCAAGGGACTTGCACATATACTTGTTTGGATTCCATTTCACCTTTGATGCCATTGAATGGCAAACGAATCATTGCTCGTTCTTGCCAAAAGAATGTGTT